ACCCCAGACCGCAAGCGACGTGGCCATTAGCCGATCGTCGCGCCTGTGATCCTACCGGTGCTATCGCGCTCTACGGCGACCTTGCGCGGCTTAGCAGGATTCTCCTGTCCTTCAGGCTGATTGGCAGCTAGCGCCTTCTGTCGCTCCTGATGGAGTTGCTGGGCATGTTGCAAGCCTAAGTCCGCGACCTGCTTCTTGTGCTCAGACTGTTGCGTCTCGAGCTTCGTGGTGAGCGCTGTAATCGTGGCCTCCTTGCTTGCGCCATCCACAATGGCGTTAGCCGCGTTCTGCGTGGCTTCGAGTTTTTGGGCGGCCAAGAGCTGGAGCGCCTTGAGCTCGATCTCCTTGGCGTTCAGCATCTCCATTTGCGCCTCCAGTTCCTGCTGACGCGCGCCGAACTGCGCTTCGAAGGCCGCCTGTTTCGCGTTCAGCTGATCCTGAGAGGCCTTGACCTGCACCATCTGCAGTTTGGCCTCGGCAACCTGTTGCTGGAGCTGCTGCTCCTGCTGCATCTGTTCCTGAGCTTTCTGCTGCTGGGCCTGAGTGATCTGCTGGATCTGCTGCTCCTTTTGTTGGAGCATCTGTTGCACTTGCGGTGGGATCTCGGTCCCATCCGGCAGTTTGCCGCTCATCGCATCCAGCACCTGCTGCTTGTTGCGCAGGTTGGACGCCTGAATGATCGCCTGCGGCGGTATCGGGACTCCTCCTTTGGCAAGGTCGACCAGCTGCTGGAATTGCTCCTGCTGGACCGTCACTACATCGGGTGACTCGTCAATGATGATATCGACGTCCATCTCAGCAACAGAATTCATCGGAGCGCCCGGCTGGGCCATGCCCTTCTGAACGTGCGGATGGTTCGGCGGATAGCTCGAATTGATAGCGAGAAAGCGCGAGTTCTCATCGTCCGTGATGCGTACCCACATCTCGCCGGTCCAGAACTGCTTGATACGTGACCATGTGGCCGTCATCACGCGCTTCTGCCAGTACCGCAGTGAGTCGGTCAGGATCCCCAGCTGAATCGCACCGCCCTGCTGGTCAACCTGCTTGGCACGACCTGAGATATCGCCGGTGTTGCCGAGGAGCGCCTCATTCGGGCCCGTGCCTGAGAGCGCGACAATCGCCTCCTGCAACAGCTTGAACTGCCCTTCCGCGAGATCGGCATTCTCGCGAATGTCGAGCTTCATGCCTGGCGTGTATTCTAGGAATCCATCCGGTCTGGCTAGCTCCCTGCGCGCTGACTCGACATCCTCGACTGCACCGCGCTCCGCGGTCGCCTGGTTGACCGAAAGCAAATGGAGCGACTTGGACCTACGCTTATTGATCTCATCCTGTAGGTCTTTATATCGCTTTACAACCCCATAGCGATTACCGTTTCGGTCAACATAGAGTGACTGGAGAATCAGCGGACATTCGGGCTTACCCGTCTCGCTGTCGACGTATACGCTCGGAGTTGGGCCTTCAATGATCCCAACACGGGAGAATACTACGCGGTTCCACGTGGAGCCTTCCTTGTAATAGTGCTCGAGGATCTGAACGCGCTTTCGGCCGCGATCGAACCAACGCGGCCGGTCATCGTAGGTCTCGGACGGCTGCGTGAAACTCTGACTCGTGAAGAGATCGAACGCGCCACCAATCTTGGGATAAGTGGCCTTTGCCTCATCCATGTCCATCCACTTGACGATGCCCTGATAGCGCGAGTCACTGAAATCCGGCAGCAGTGAGTGACCGTCGTAATACAGCCGATCCCAGCGGATGTAGCGAATGATGACTTTCTTGTTGCCGCTTTTACCGTAGGTTTGGTCGTTATCGACGATAACCTCTGCCCCGCCGAATCCCTCGACGGTCATGTTCTCGAAGACCTTCGACTTGGTCTGCGGGAAGTGATTACAGTCGGCTACATAGCGTAAGGCGTCTGTGGCGGCATCCGCGCCAGGGTCATCCTGCGGGGTACGCGGAAAAGCCTTGGGATCCGTGCGCGTCTGGCGCTCGAGGCCCAGGAGATACTCGATCTTGTCCTTGATGCGGTTGTCGGTGGTCGCCGGCTGGCCACGCTTTTCTAGCACTGAGAGCTCATGCTCCGACCACTGCTTGCCGTCGTAGTAGTCGCGGTGGATCTGCGCCTGTTTGCGCGCGTCCATCGTCGTATCAGCCGATTGATTGAACTGGTGGACGAAGCGGGCGAGCTGCTGATCACCCTCGATCGGATCGCCATCGCCGGCGCCGGATGCACCCACATCCGGATTACTGGCGTCGAGCTTTTGGGATTTCTTGGCCTTAGCCATGGTTTATGCGCATACAAAAAGTCTCAGCCCGGTGATTTCGGACACTCATGCATAAAACGGCTCACACTGTTCGCCACGCGCGAGTCTCGGGCTCATCGAACAGTCGTGAGTAGGAGTCTTTGGGCTGCTGCTCTTTCGAGGCGCCCTTCGCGATCCACGGACGGGACATACACGCATACCGCGTCTCATCCCCGGCGTGGTCTTCGGAATCCGTGTCGACGTCCTCAGCCTTGGAAGGATCGTGTTGGAGCATCGGCAGCGTGCGAATCGTATGCGTACAGGTCGAGAAGAAATACAGCATCGGCCTGCCGTCCTCGCCGATCAGGCGGCCGCGTAATTGATCCCAACCCGGCACGCGCTTGTTATCGGCCGGTCTCCAAATCGTCGGAGCCATTCGGTTCGCGATACAGGGGCCCCCATCCTCTTGGAACGCTGAGGGATCAATCACCCCAAAAGCGATATGCTCTTTCTCGCGCTCGCGGATACCCTGGCCTACCTGCTCCGCAGTCAGCTTTAGCCCCACATTGGGTTGACCATCCTTCATCCCGTACCACTCGCGATACTTAATGAGCGCTCCGCGCGGGAACTGCTTCAAGGAGCCATCTGAGACGGCATACCAGCCGATACTGAACGGCTTGGCCGATCCCCAATCCTTCGCGCGAAAGCGCGTCCAATTGGCCGGTAGTTCCATAGGCAGAACCACATGCCGCGGCCCGAACTCTGGGAAGAACGCACCCTCGATAGAATTCCAGTCGCCTTCGAGCCACGCCTGGACAAGCTGTGGGCTTCCAACCAGGTACAGCCGATTGATGTAGTCCGGATCGTTGGCGAGCAGGATCTGATTGTTAGTGACCTTGCTCGGGATATAGACGTACCGATGCTCTTTGCCATTCGGAAGCGTTCGCGTGAGCACCTTCAGTCCCAACGGCGCGGGATCCACATAGCGCTGCCGGATCCACCCCTGCCCTGCACCACCCGGGTTCCCCGTGAGCATCAGCTGAGTTGGCACTCCCTTGGCGCTGCGGAGTACACCATTTAGGCGATCGATCGGAGTCGGCGAGTCATAGTTACCCGCCTCCTCTACGGCCGCATCCGTTAGGCTCTGGCCCTGATACTTCTCGGCATCTTGGATCGTCTCTAGGGGCCTGAATCGGATACGTCCGCCGCCGGGCATGACAAAGAGCTTCTTCTGCTCGCTATAGCTCGCCCGTAGCGGCAGATAAATCTCCTTCGCGCGCTCGATCAGGTCATCCTGCTGCGGCATCTCCTTGCGGAAGAACACCGCATTGAAGTGCTTTCCGTAGCGTTTGGCCTTGATGCCGAACTTACCCAGCACACCGTCAGTCTTGCCACCCCCTCGAGCTCCTCCGAAGAAGATCTCCCCGAGCGGACAGTCAATTAGAAGCTTTTGCGGTCCCGGCTGCGGCGCCCAGGTAATCCTCGGCTTGGGCTGCCCACTGCTCTGCGGTGAGGGGTTTGTCGGAGATGTCGTACGTTCCAAGCTGCCCGTCCACGTTCAATTCGGTCTGAGTGAGCGTCGGCAATGTGCGGGCGAGTAATACTTCGGCCGCTCGAACCTGAGTCGCGCTCATCTTGTTCTTGCCAAACACATGATCTTGCAAGGCTTTGGCGAGTTTGGTCGTCTGGATACGCTGACGAACTATGTCAGGGGTCCAGATACCCTTGGGACGTCCACCGGCCATTACCGCAGCCCACTCAGGTTGCGCACGCGATACGTCACATCCTCTGTGAGCTGATTGTCCGTGCCGTAATCACTTTGGATGGTCAGTACCCGGGTCTCGTAGTCATTGCGATCATTCAGGATCGCATTTGCGCTGCTGGGAATCAGGATCTCAATACGCGAGTCGGGTGTGGATGCGATCTGCCAGTCGAGAATCACGGTGGTGATGTCATCGGTCTTGTCGTCGAGTCGATAGCGGATAGTCGCCGGCACGAAGGGCTGGTAATCCTCATCCTTGAACGAGAACGCGAACTTCTGCCGCGACTGTTCGGCGATCGTGAGCATTTAGGCTGCTGTGAAGGTCAAC